TAGCTGAAGCACATGCAATAATAAAAAGAATACGCCCACGCCACGCATAAGCAGAGGATATGCTATCCTATGGCGTGAAAAAATCCGCCTAACCGCTCACTTTTTGTCATTCTGTGGCATTTTTTGCGTGAGCGAAGGGGGAAAGTGGTCATTTAGTAGATACGAATACCTACTCATATTTTTTCTTTAAATAAATCGCTATCTTAAACTTACCCTGCTCTCGGCATCTCTTAATAATACTCATAAGTCTAAACACGAAAGCAGTTTTTCTATTCATACTAGATGTCTTCCATACGCTGAGACATACGTTTAGCCCTGTTAGGGGTCTGAACTGCCCATCTACTGTCTAACATTTCTATACTAGCAGTCTTATAATCACTGTCTTGGAGTGCTGATAACATACCTTTGAACTTAGAAACACCATAGCTACCCATCTGATAACACATCTCAACTACTATATTACGAGCAGTCTCATGTATGTTAGGACATAACATTAGTAATTCTTCTGAACCAGATACCGCTACTGCGAAGTCTCTTTCAAATAACTTAGTCCACCCTGCCATGTCTGTAGGTGCTTCTTCACCCTCTAACATTTTGTGACCATAACCGCCTGTCTCAAAACCTAGAGTGTCTTTATAAACTTCCATACGGAAGCCTTCTTCTTTCTTAATCTCTGCTTTAGTATGTTCTATATCCATCTTTGTTTTTCTCCTCTAATTCCAGTTGTGTGTTCCATAAATCTTTCCAAGTCTTTATCTAACAAGTCTTCTTTGTGTTGATTGTAAGATAATTGTTGGTCTCTATCTAAACGTGTCACCCAATAGTTTGCACAGATAGCTAATGCGTCTATGGCATCATCATGTCTAAGCGAACCTTTGTCTCTAGTAAGTCTTGTCATCTGTCTAAACAATTGATGGTCAGGCTCATTCTTAAAGTCTTCTTTAATTAGTAAATCATCTATGACTAACCTATGGCTATTCATTAAAGGCTCTAAGGTATCTATGATACGTTTCTCCTTTTGAATATTATGTCTAACTTCCTCAATCTCACATGGGTGTATCTTAGCCATGATAGGTTTAAGTAATTGTGTTGCCATACCGTCACCAAAGTTACTCTCGATAACCACATAGTTGACATCATGTTTTCTCGCAATGTGAGATAACTGAGACATGGTATTGTCTGAATATCCACCATCTAACGAACCAACAGCAGTCAGATATAGCACTCCATGTAACATTTTAAGCACTGCGTAAGCTGTCTTATCTTCTCCTCTACCAGAGGGGTCAATAGACATACATGTGCCTTCAAACGGAGTAAATTCTTCACTCATGTGCATAGGGGCTACAAAGTAGTCACCTTTAAGTCCTACATTAGGAATATCTGGGTCTATACCTTTCATTTGCTCTGGTGATGAAGCCCACTGTATTTTTGCAGGTGCATCTTTCCAAGTTGAACAACCTGAAGCTACTATTAAATCATTTAGTTTAAGAGGGTATCTATTTGCGTCAGACAAACTTGTATCTAACATAAATTGTAAATTAAACCCTGAACGACCATAAGAAGCTAAACGCTCCATCAAATCTACGCCATCAAACCTTTTAGGGTCTGTAGGGTCTCCTTCTTTACCTACGATAATGTCAGCAAGTTTATTTCCGTAACCAACTGCTTGTGCTTTAGTTGGTACTAATGCTGTCCATATCTTTGTCTTAAAACCTCTTTCCTCTAATGTATTGTACAATGACATTTCATTTTGAGGTGTACCTAGAAATATAATACGTCCTACTTCTGGTTTAATAATTGCATCAAATTCTTTTACAGTTTCACTTAATCTATCTCTCATAAGTTGCGTTTGGGAGTTATTCGCACTCTCAACGTCATCTGCAATAATTAAATCTGCTCTACTACCTGTTAACTGACCTGTGATACCCATAGATTTAACTGAGGGTGCATGACTGGCTGTAGCAGGTGCAACATCAAAACTAATCTTTGAATGTCTTTGGTTGTCTCTAGGAATTAGATGAGCCAGTAAAGGCATCTCTCCAATTAATCTTTGTGTAAATGTACTGAAATCATCAGCCCTACTTTTAGATGCAGATACAACTAATATGTTTCTCTGCGGATTTAATAATAATTGGTGAACGACAAACGCTGAAGTAATCCAAGATTTACCTACACCTCTAAACGCTTCGATAACTAATCTCTTCTCTTTAGCCTGTAGATAGTCTGCGATATCGTATTGTATTGGTGTTGGTTCAGGTAAGTTTAAATGCTTCCAACATAAATATAGAAAATTTTTAAAGTTCTTTAATCTATTGTCCATCTGTATCAAACGGTATGTCATCAAGAATGTTATCTTCCTTTTTAGTCAAAGGTTCTGTGCTGTAAGTTTTACAAACTTCTAAACACACTTTCATTTCTGATGCCGTTAGTTCGTCTCCTGATTTTAATTTATTGTATGCGTGAGTTACTAATAACTGTGGCAACTCTTTTATAATATTGGTTAAACTATTGCGGTCTTCCTTGTCGGTTGTACTTTTTAAAGGTACTTCCTTTGTTTCTTGACTTGGCATGTTGTCCTTTTCTTTTTTTCGGTTTCTCTCTAGGAACATAAGACTTGGCTGTTTTCATGTTCTACTGAAGAGGATTTTTTGACTGTTCTTTCATCTCTTCAATAAGTAGATTTAATAAGTCTATACTTTTTTTATTAATTGCTATGTCAGTGTGATTGTGTTTTGTATCAACACTTTCTAGTGCTTTAACTTTTTCTTTAAGTACAGCAACGATAGATAAATCAACTGTTTTAGATGAATTTTCTAACACATCTATCTTAGTCATAACTTCACCGTATTTTATAAATCCTGCTCCTATACTTCCTATAAGTCCAATCAGAACTACAATGTTAGTTAAGTTATTCTTTAGTTTATCCATGCAATCACTATGAGAATTGCTACTGCAATCATAAACGGTTTATGGTCATTCCATAGGTGTATTAATTGTGTCTTAATTATTTTTTTATCCATTTTGTAATTCCTTTATTTCTATTAATAGTTTTTGTTTTTTATAATTAATTTGTTCTAATTTTCTTTCTTTGATAACCAATGGGTCATTCGCTGTGTAAACATCTAAGTTTATATCCGCATAGATAAGTCTGTTATCAAGCATGAAATCTTGATTTAGATAAATATTCTTTGGTTTATAAAATTCTATATTTGTGTACGCAACTAACGACACCTCATCTTTAAGCATGGCATCTAGTTTAAGTAAGTTCTTAACCTCAAGATTTTTTGAGACATCTTTTACTACAACATCAACTTTATCTAATTTGTCTGATAAAGAAGCTACTTTAGTTTTCTTTTCTGTTTTTACTTTTTCGGTTTGTATGGCTTTGGTTTGTAAGGTTTTGGTTTCTTTTTCATCTGTTTCCTTTTCCGTTATTGTTTTTTTAACTTCTTCTTTTTCTTCAGTTTCTTTTTTAACCATCTGCACTACTTCTTTAGCAATGCTTTCAATAGTTTCTTCTTTTTTAACTTCTTCAATTACTTTATTAACGACATTAGTATTTACTGGATTTGAAGTTTTAACATAAACCTTCATTTCTTCTGTAAACTCTACTTCGATTTTTGTATTTTCTGGTACACCACTCTCATATATTTTCATGGCAATCTTTTCTTCTATGCCAGAAATAACGTCCCAGATTTGGTTCTCATTTAAGTCTTTAGTTCCAAGAGCCTCATTTATATCTAGTTGTTCTTGCACTGTTAAAGGAGAATAATCTTCTGTTGGAAATTCATAAAGTAACTCAGCACCTAATAAATTTACACCACTCAATGCGGTAGAACTTAAAGCACTATCATTACCTTGCCATTCCCATTCATAACTATAAGCACCAGTGCCATTATAAATTAGATTGTCATTAAAATGCTTAGAATTATTATTGTACCCTGCATCATCTATTCTTGTTGTAGTCATGGTTGCTAGAGTATTTCCATCTTTATCTTTAATAGATTGTTTTAAAATAAAACTATCCATTTCACCTTCTCTTGTCCCACAACTGAAAGCACTTGTAGAACTCTCACAATTTTGAATTGAAATACCTGAAGTTAACTGCACTCCTCCGTTGTTTTTCTCAACTGTACTTGTGTAGCTAGTCCCTGCATCATCTGTACCAGTAAGGTTTAAAAGTGAACCTGAAGCTGAGACTTTCATGTCTCTTGAACTTTCTAATTCACCATTGAATGCTTGTCCGCAATTTCCTGAAATTTGTGTTTCACAAGTAATTGTAAACCCATTGTGCGTAGAATTGTTTCCTAAATTACTTGAAGTTGTACTGACACCATCAATGTTAAAATTATCTTGTGAAGATGATGTTGTCCCTGCGTTTGGCAGAATGTTTGTAGTATAAGCTGTATCATTTTCGTCTGCTAATCCTACGGAACTAGAGAACCAACTTAACATTAACCAAAGGAATATTCCTAAAACTATGATTATTCTCATTTTATTTTATCCATATGATAATAAATACGACCTATAACTTTTTCAAACCCCATCAACTCTTGCTGTATCATGTGTACTAAAACTTGGATTTCCACGAGTGTGATTACAACCCATGTGCTAAGTCCCATAAGAATTGTTCCAAGCAAAGCAATTAATGCTGTGTTTGTTTTTCTGTTCATTATCTAACTATGATTGGTTTTAATTTTTTTATTTTAATTGTTTTCTTTTTCTTTTTTTCTAACTCCACCCATTTTTTATAGGTAGGCATTTGATAATTATATTTCTCTGCAATTAATTTTAAACTTTCTTTTCCAATTTTCCCATCTGTAGGACATGGAGTTCCTGCTGATAAAAATGCTTCCCATACTCTTTTGTCTTGGCAAAGGATTGCGATTGAAGCAACTTTCATTCCTACATTTCTAAGTGCTGTAGATAAAGCTATAAGTTCACATGTTCGGTCAACGTAACTTTTTCCGCCACTCACTCCAATAGAAAATGTTTGAATACCACCAGACAAAGCCATTGCACAATTATTTGATGTGTTCATGCTTGGTGCAGAAGATGTATAAGGTGCTGACTTCATGTTTGAAGTAGATGTTGAATTTGTTGTAGATGTTGATGTGCTTCCGCTTTCGTAAGTTGTTGCACCACCTGTGTAACTTCCTTCGATTGCAGTATTTGAACCACTAGAATTTGTTTGATTTCCAACTGCATTTGCAACTGTAGATGTAATTAAACCTATCCACATAATAACTAACGCACTGTAAATTATTCGGTTCATTTTTTCTTTTTTTTCTGTTGGTTGATGTCAAAATTCATAACTGCTTCTACTTTTTCATTTAATCTGTCAAAAAATTCAAATACGGTGATAAAAATTTTATCTATTATTCTCATTTCTTTTTCATTTTATTCATTGTAGTCACACCAAATGACGCTCCTACGATTGTCAAAATTATGTAAAAAAACATTGGGTCAGCATATTCTAAAATTTCCCACCCTCTTTGCATTGTGTCCTGAGTGTACGGAATGAAATGGAGTGCCATTAAAACTGTAAAAAATAAACATAACCATTCATCTTTTAGTGAATGCTCTTGCTGTTTGATTTGTTCTATTGAAATTTGAGATGCCGCATCTAATTCTTTTTCTCTTACAATTTTATCTTTAGCTAATTTGTGAGAAATTGCTCCAAATGTTTTTTCTGCTATGATTTTTGTAAGAGGGTTTTTAAGTAATGCAAACCACATTAGCTGAAGTAATTAAACGCTCCAGTGACTATACCACTAATAACTAGCAGTACCCACAACGCTCCCTTTCCTTTATTTATATCCGCTCTTAAAGTTTTGATTTCTTTCTGTGTTTCTTCTAATGCTTTAAGAATGTTATTCATTCGTTCAGCACAAAGTTTCTCATGGCTTGAAAGTCTAACCCCAGTTGTTTGCTCTGCATACATCTGTACTGGATTAACTTTTTTTCTAGCCATTAGTCTTCAATTTTATCCCAAGAAGTTGTTCCTTCATTCCAATCATATTTTTCTCCATCATCTGGCATAGCACTAGGTGCTTCCCATTGACAAGTTTCTTCATTTAATGTCCAAGACAAATAAGGTTTAAGTGCTATAAAAGCATCTCTTGTTTGGTCATATGAATAACCAACTCCTGCAAAGTTTTTTCTAATGTTTTCATTATAAGAAGTTTGAAACCATTGAGCATTTGGGTCATTGTATATGTTTCTTAAAAAATCTATTCCAGCTTGTTCAGTTATTGCAACATCATTTGATACTACTTCAACTTTTTCTACTATGTTTCCTATTCCTAATTTTGCAAAATGTGCCATTATCCTGTGTAACTCCCTGTTCCTGTAAATTTAATAATTGTATTTGTTCCAGATGTTGAAATCGTTGGAGAACCTGATGTAGTTCCAGAATAACTTGCAGTTGGAACACTAAATATAATAACTCCTGAACCTCCAGAATTACCACCAACTCCATTTCTTGAAGAACCTCCACCACCACCTAAGTTAGCAGTTCCAGCAGTTCCAGAATAACTATCATTATTTCTACCTCCGTTACCTCCACCACCAGTACCTCCTAATCCATAACTAGCACTACCTCCATTATAATTAGAACCTCCACCTCCACCAGCATAGATAACTGATGAACCTGTAATTGAAGATGCTAAACCAGCACCTCCTGTACCTAAACCAGAATTTGCACCATTTACTCCAACAGCACCAGCACCACCTCCACCTGAACCTTGATAAGGAGAAGCACCATATCCACCTGTAGTTGCCCCACCATCATTGCCTTGACCAGCAGTTCCTGAAGCACCTGATTGAGGTTGATAACCTGAACAAGTAACTCCACCTCCAGAACCTCCTGATTTTTTAGTACCCGGATTAGCATACATAGCACCTCCACCTCCTCCTATAGAAGTAACAGTTGTAATTCCTGAACCTGCAATAGTTGAATTAACTCCATTATAACCACCTGTACTTTCACCACCTCCACTTCCACCAGCACCTATTGTAGCTGTGTAAGTAGTTCCTGATAAAACAGCAAATGTTCCTGTAAGCATACCACCTGCACCACCTCCACCAGATTGATATTGACCAACACCACCACCACCTCCAGCAACTGATAAATAACTTAAAGATATAGGTGCAGAAACTGTGATTGAATAATTTCTTGTAGCAGTTTCAGAACCATCTGTAGCTGTTACTGTAAAATTTGATGTAGCACTTGTACTTACAGCATTTGCTGTACCAGAAAAAGTACCATTAGAATTTAAAGTTAATCCTGCAGGAATAGAACCAGTTGTAACTGAAACTGTTGGTGTGCTTTCTTCATCTGAAAATGAAATTGCTGTTAAATTTGATGATGCTCTACCTGCATCTGCTAGTGTTCCTAAAGAACCAGATGCAGTAGAAAATACTGGTGTATCATTAATTGATAATATGTCTGCTAGTGTTGCTGATAAACCAGAAGCATTTGTAATTTTAATATCGTAAGGCTCATTAGTATGAGTTAAATTTGTAGGTGTTGTAATAGTAACTTGTGTAGCACTATTTCTTGTTGTTGATGCAGGTGTAAATTCTGTACCATTATTGCCTATTATTTTTACTATAACTGTATTTGAAAAACTAGAACCAGTAATAACTACAGATTGACTAGAGCCTAATACACTTTGACCTAAACTTGTTGGATTGATTGATGAAATTGTTGGTGGGCTGTCAATAGATTTATAAGATGTTCCATCATAATATTCTGCTAATCCTGTTGTAGTATTAAATCTAAGTTGACCAGCAGTAGAACCTCTTTGTGCTGTTGTACCACTAGCAAGTTTAGTACCTGCTGTACCACCATCACTTATATTATTTGGTAGTCTAGCATTAGGTAAAGTTCCTGTAGTTAAAGCACTTGCGTTATTACTTGCAGGTACATTATCTAAATTAGCTGTATTTACATCTCCATTGCCATCTAGTAAATTTGCTAGGTCTCTTGCTTTAGTCATTAATTTAATTTCCTATAATTTGTTGTTGTGAATTTTGTAGGCTAGATATTTCTACCTAGCCTTTAAGTATTATTCTGGTGTGAAACCAGTAAGTGCTGTCGCTTCAGCTTGTGTTAAACCTAAGCCTAATAGTTTAGTGTTACCACTTGCTTTAGCACTAGCTTTTGCTGTTGCTTCATTAGTTTTAGCAGTTTCCATTTCAGCTTGTTTAGCTTCAATGTCAGCTTGACTAATTGGTGCAGTATTATTTAACCATGTAAGAGTGTTCCAATCTAAACCTTCTATTCTGTGTTCTGCATCTTTATTTATTTCTTTTATTGCTAGACCTATATCAATCATAATTTTCTCCTTATGCTATTCCGTTAGCTAATTCTATAGCTATACCGTTTGTTGAAGATACTTCACTATTTGAACGACCACCGTACCAAGATGATTGCCCACCACCATGATACCAAACTTTATAAACAACTGATTGAGTTGTTGCAGGTGCATGAATTAAATGAAAATTTACATCTTCTAGAATGTGAATATTACCTGCTGAAGGTGCATACCTTCTATAATAGTTAGATGCTACGTCTGAATAAGAAGCACCATTTATGCTTTTTCGAACTTTAACATATATCCATGGGTCATCACCTGAACTATTAACTGCAACTTGACCTGATAAAACTACATAAATTTTACTGTTACTTGCAGTTGGTGTTATTGTGACACTATTATTTGTTGCTACATAACTACTAGAACTTGTATTAACTGGTGTTGCGTTGGTATTATGTACTGCTTGAAGTACACCACCACCTGATACTGCTGACCATTCAGGGTCATTAGCACCTTGTTTAAGATAATAACCTGCTGTACCTTTTGCTAGTCTAGTTAATGCACTTGCACCTTTGTAGACAATGTCTCCTCTAGTCGTAAGTGTTGATGTTAAATCAGTTCCATTAGAACCATCTGTTCCATTAGTACCTTTGGTACTCATTATATTCCAATAAGCTGTTGCGTTGCCTACTGCATTTCCTGTTGATGCTTGAATACAAACATAACTATTACCACCTGATGAAACTACGTCATCAACAGCGTAAGTAGTGCCATTATTGTAAGCACCCTTCCAGTTAAATTTGATAGCACCCAGATTGATTGTTGCCATGTTATATTTCCTATATTGTTGATATTAAATTGCCATTTGTATTAATGCTAAAGACAAAGCCTGAAGCACTAAATAAAACATCATCAAAGTTGGCATATTGACTTTCAGTGATGTTATCTTGACCTTGATTGGTCGTAATTACTCTCATGTTATTTAAAGCAGGTGTTGGTGTATTTGCTGTTCCACCCATTCCTGAGTGAGAAGAACAATAGTAATAAAGTGTAGGTGCATTAGTAGCCACTACGATTGTTACTTGTGTTGAACTGTTATGAGTTACACCTGTTGTATATTCAGAACCACTTGCGTGAGTTCCATTTGAAGTTGTTGAAAATTTAAATGGGTGTGCTGAAGGATAATTAAATACATAAGTATTTCCTTCATATAAATCTAAAGCGTCTTGTTGAACACCATCTATAAAATATTTATTTGCTCCACCAACTGAAACTACTGTTACAGTTTTAACTAAAGTAG